GCACGTTGCACGATACGCCGCGCTACATGGCGATGCTGGACCGCTTTCTGTCGCGCTTCGCCGATCTGCAGCTCAAGCGCGACATGCGGCGCGGCCATGGCATGGCGGTCAATTTCACCGTCCGCGCGGCGAGCGCCGAGGAGATCGCAGCGGCCGAGCCAGGCGAAGAGCCGGAGATTGCGCCCTCGCGCGCGGCGTCGCGTGCGCCGGGGCGGCTGGCGCGACGGCCGGCGCCGCTCGGGCCGGACGAGGTGCGGGCGCTGGCGGCGCGCTACGCCCGCGGCGAAATCACGCGCGAGGCGATGTCGCGCGCGTTCTGGCGGGCGCCGACATGAGCGCGGTTTTCGCCTCCGCCGATCAGATCGCGCGGGCCGTAGTCGCGGCGGCGCGGCTGGTGGGCGCGGACCCGATTGAAGCGCTCCTTTCCCGCGACGCGTCCGGCCAGCGCGGAAATCCCGCGGCGCATGCGCGATTACTTGCCTTCGCCGGCGTGCGCATTGCGCTGCCGGGCATCCGTGACTCGGCTTTGGCGCGTGGATTGAATTTTGCCTACAAGGGCTCTGTCGCAGTCCAGAAAATTCAAAATCCGCCGAGTTGGTGGCGCGAGGATTGGGTCAACGAAATTGTTGGCGCGATTTTGGCGCCGGAGATCGAGCCGGAGTTGGGGGGGGCGGTCGAAGTTCTCCCCGAGCCGCCGGCGTCTTCGCCGCCTCCAGCGCCGCCACGCAAGCGCGTGCGCGCTGCGCCTTTGGATCTGGGCGAACCGGAGCCGGGACGCTCGGCGCTCGATCGGCGGCGCAGCGGGGCTGTGGCGGCGGGCGAGGACGAGGAGCCGCAGGATCGCCGCCGCCAGCGCGCGCCGGTCTCGCTGCCGCGCCTGAAATTTCTCGAAAAGGGCGCTGAGCCATGAGCGCCGGCGACGTGCTTTGGTTTCGCTATGTGCGCCATGCCGAGCGCGCCGCTTATGAGGCGCGCGGCTGGGTGTTCGCCGCCGATCTCGGGCTGCCGCACGGCATCTATTCGGTACTGATGCAATGGGCCGGGGAGGGGCTGCCGAAATGAGTTGGCCATTCGAACCCCTCAAACCTTTCGCTTACGATCTCGTCGTCGCCGATCCGCCGTGGCCCTGGGAGACCTATTCGGCCAAGGGGCAGGAAAAGTCGCCGGAGGCGCAATATCAAACCATGTCGCTGGGCGATATCGCCGCGCTGCCGGTCGGCGATCTGATCGCGCCAGGCGGCGCGCTGATCTGCTGGGCAACATGGCCGCTGGTGGCCACAGGGGCCGTCGAGCGCTGCATGCGCGCCTGGGGCTTTCCGCCGATCACCGGCGGCGGCTGGGCCAAGCGCACCGTCAACGGCAAGCTGCGCTGGGGCACGGGCTATCGCAACAGATCCTTGTGCGAGCCCTATTTCGTCGCGGCCTTGCCCGGCGCTCCCGTGGTCGACGGCCGCCGCTTTCCCAATCTGATCGAGACGCTGATTTCCGAGCTGGAAGCTGTCTCGTTCGACGGTCTGGCGCGCGAGCATTCGCGCAAGCCGGACGAGTTTTACGCGCTGCTGGCGGAGCTCTCGCCGGGCGCGCGGCGTCTCGAATTGTTCTCACGCGAGACGCGGCCCGGCTGGGACGGCTGGGGCAATGAAATTGCGAAATTCGATGGCGAGACCTGTGGAGAGCCGGCGTGAATGCGGAAACCGTGAATTGGGCGCGGCGGCAGAAGGCCGGCGGCGCGGTGGAAAAATGCGTGCTGCTCAATCTGGCGCTGGGCGCCGACGATAAGGGCGTCTGCCTCGTCTCGCGCGCCGATCTGGCGCAGCGGGCGGAGCTGTCGCGCTCGGCCGTTGAGCGCGCGCTCCAGACACTGCGCGCCAATGGGCTGATCGGCCGCGACGTGGCGGCGGAATTTGTCGAGATCCGGCTTTTGACGGAAGGCGGAGAGCGGGCGAAGGAAGCGCTCCCATGAGCATCAATGCGATGAAATGGGCGAAGGACCAGAAGGTCGGATCAAGCGGGGCGAAATTCGTGCTGCGCTCGCTGGCCGAATATGCCGACGTCACCGGCGCATGCTGGCCTTCGCAACAGACCTTGGCCGATGAAACGGAGCAGTCTGTCGCGACGGTGCAGCGCTGCCTGCGGCTGCTCGAAGAGCGCGGGCTGATTTATATCGGGCCGCGCCGGGTGAAGAAAAACGGCCATGCCGGAACCCGCGAATATGTCGTTCTGCACGATTCCTGGTGCGTCAAATATGCGCTCGAAAAGGGTTTCGATCCGGAGCGCGCGGGCAAAAAATGCGAAAATTTCGGCGATGATGAAGAAAGCGCGGCGGAACAGGATGTTGGCGAAATACTGACGCTGCAAATTGCAGCATCAGGCGAAAACGCGTCTGAGGAAAATCAAATAGATGGCGAAAAGCCCAATGAAAACAGACACGTCAATTTGATGTGTCAGGACGGCGCGGCGCAGATGCTGCAAATTGACGTGTCTGCTGATACGTCACTGGCGCCGTATCATGAACCACCATATCTGAACTCTTCCCCTAAAGGCCCCGAAAGGTCTTCATCGGCTTCGGCGCTGGATGAAGGTTCATGGCTTCCCGTATGGGAGCGGATTGAAACGCTCTGGCCCTGGAAGGCCAGTGACGCGCCGCATCGGGTGCGGGAGAAGATCCGCGAAATGGATCCGTCTGAGCGGCGCGGGGTAATTCCGGCGGCTGAGGCGTATCTCGCCGATTGCCGGGCGAAGTCCAAGCCCGTCTCCTCGGCGCGCGGCTTCTTTGGCGGTGAGTCTTGGCGCGACTGGGCGCTCAAGGCGCGCGGCGGCAAGGGGAAGGACGTCGGCGCGCCGGTTTTCGTGATCGCGGCCACGCCGGCCTGGGACGCCTGGGCGCGTTTTGACGGGCTCGATCCCAACAAGCGCTTTTCGACGACGTCGGCCAGCTATCCGGGCAAGCGCGGCTTGTGGAAGCCGACGCTGTTTCCGCCGCGTGGGGGCGGCCAAGGCGCGCCGGCGGGATGACGACGGGTCTGGCGTGTGGGTGTGCGTTGGGCTTGGCGGAAATCAGGGCGGGCGAAATGGCGGCGGAAAAGCAGATTTCTTGGGGTGTTGCGCATACCACGGCCTATGGCTTCGAGCTGGCGCGCGACGAATTGCGCGAGATGGGCTTTCCGGTGTTCGCGCCGAAGGTACGGACGATGACGGTGAAGCATTTCGGGCGGACCAAGGGTCTTGCCCAGGCGATCGAGCGGCCGCTGTTCAGGGGCTACGTCTTTGTCGGCTGGACGGCGGGCAGCGACGACTGGGCGGCGGCGGTGGATGCGCGCGGCGTGGTCGATCTGCTGCGAAGCTGTGGAAAACTTTCGGCGCCTTCACTCGTGCCCGCGTCGTTGATGGCCGCGATGATGAATGTAGGGGAATTGATTGATCTGACGTTGAAACGCGACGTTCGCGAGCGTGAAGAGTTTAAGCGCGGCGACGTGGTGAGGGTGAACAGGCCTGCATTCGAGGACCAGATCTGGCGGATCGCTCGCCTTGACGGTCGGGCGCGAATCAGATTCATTCTGCAATCGTGTAGGCCCGGGTTCGAGCAAGTCGAATTAAAAGCCTCCGCCGAAGACCTTGTGAAGGTCGAGGCGTAACCGTCGGGTATGGCTGGCGGTGCGGTTGCACGGATGGCGCGGAAGCCGATAGGCGCTGCGCTCGGAGCAACAGGCAAGCGGATCGTTTCCGCCCAAGTGCCACCGCTTTGGCAAAATCACTTCACCAACGGGCGGCGGTCCAGCCGCAGGCGCCGGCTCGTGGTCAGCGCGGGCCGTGAAACAATGAATTCGACCATGTTTCACGGGTCCTTCCCCGCCACCCCCTCGCCCGCGAGGGGAAAACCGCCCGGGGAAACCCTAGTTGCAGTTGTTTTTGAAGCCACAACAACGCAACAACTGACCGCAACAACGCAACAAACCGGAAAACAGGCCGCACAACATGGCGGAAGAGGTCACTGTGCGCTGTGTCGAGTTCGCGGCGGAGCGCGGTGTTGACCGGTCCGCTGTTTCGCGCTGGATCAGCCAGGGCAAAATCGGTCCCGAAGCGATCGTCGGAACCGGCAGGAAAATTCGGCTTCGCCCCGATATCGCGCTCGAGCATCTCAGGGAACGTCTGGATGTTTCGCAGCGTTTCGGCCTGAACGGCATTTCGACCAAGCTCGACGCATCTTCGCAGTCGGTTCCTGCCGAGCTCGCGCCGGCGCCGAAACCTCAAGTCTGCGGATCGCTGTTCACGGCGCCGCCATCCCCTCCGCCGGCCGATCCTCCGAAGCCGTCGCCCGACTCCAGCGTCGAGGCACAGCTCAAGGCCCATAAGCTCCGCCAGGCGGAGCTGGCCACGCGCCGGCAGGAAGAGGAAGACCGCCTCGCGCGCGGCGTCTACGTCCTGGCGAGCGAGGCGCAGGCGGCGACCACCAAGGCCTGCGCCAAATTGCTCGAGGCTCTCGACGGCTCGCTGGTCGATATCGCCGGCGAGTTCGCCGCGAAATACGAGATTCCCTCGCGGGATGCGCTCCATCTGCTGCGCGCCCAGATCAACAAGATGCGCGGCCGGATCTCGGAGGACTTCGCAGCGATGGCTTCCGCCGCGCCCGAGACGATTGAAGACCTCGACCGTCACGACTGATGAGCATTCATCTCGCCAATCCCGAGCGCCTGGCGCTGCAGGCGGTCGCCAACGTCTGGGCGCCGCCGCCTGTCGTCGACTACGAGCTGTGGGCGCGCAGGAACATCGTCTTCTCGCCGCGCGAATCGCAATTCCCCGGCCCCTACAATTCGGAGCTGTTCCCGTACTTCGCCGAGGTTTACCGGGCGCTCGCTCCCTCGGACCCCTGCCGCATTGTCACGCTGGCCAAGAGCGCGCAGATCGGCGGGACGATCCTCGCCAATATCTTCCTGCTCGGTTCGCAGGACCTCGACCCGGGCGACATGCTCTATGTCCACCCAACCGAGGACAATGCGCGGCGCTGGTCGAAACTCAAACTCAAGGCGATGCTCGACGGCTCGCCCCGTCTGCGCGCAGTTTTCCCGGAGAAATCGCGCGACGGCGGCGACTCGGTCCTGTTCAAGGAAAGGGCCGACGGTCGCGGCTCGATCCTGATCTCCGGCGCCAATTCGCCCGCCAGCCTGTCGCAAGTCTCGATGCGGCTCCAGATCCAGGACGATCTGGCGAAGTGGGAAAAGAACAACGCCGGCGACCCGGAGAACCAGGCGGACAGCCGAACCCGCGCCTTCGAGTTCGGTAAGATCCTGAAAATCTCGACGCCGCTGGTCATGCCTGGCTGCCGCATCACGCGCAATTTCGAGGCGGGCAGCCAGGAATATTATCACGTTCCCTGTCCGCATTGCGGCGTGCTGCAAACGCTCGACATCGAGAACTTTCTCGCCAATCTCGACGAGAAGCACCCCGAGAAGAGCTGCTTTTTCTGCATCGAATGCGGCGGCTCCATCCAGGAGCATCATCGCCCCGAAATCCTGCGGCCCGAAGAGTTGGGCGGCCGCGCCAAATGGATTGCGCGCCATCCGGACGCGATGCGCCAGCACCGCAGTTTTTATATCTGGTCGGCCTATAGCCGCCTGCAAAGTTTCGAGCTGATCGCCCGCGAATGGCTGTCGCGCCGTGGCGATCCTGAAAAGGAAAAGGTCTTCTACAACGACACGGCGGGCAAGGCCTACCAGGTCAAGGGCGAGGCGCCGCCCTGGGAAGAGCTGCGTAATCGCGGCGAGACCGGCCATCGGCGCGGGACCATCCCGGCGAGCGGCCTGATCGTCACCGTCGGCGTGGACGTCAACGGCACGGTCAACACCACCTGGCTCAACTGGCAAGCGGTCGCATGGACCCGCGACGGCCGCCGCCATGTCATCGATTACGCGCGTATCGAAGGCTCGATCGACGATCCCGCGACGCACGCCAAACTCGATGCGGTGCTGCACTCCAAATGGCGGCATGAGTCCGGCCGTGATCTCGGCGTCGATCTGCTCGCCATCGACGGCAATTATCTGACCGAGGAAGTCTGGGCCTGGGCGAAACGCCATCCCGTCTCGAAGGTCATCATGGTGCGCGGCGTCGACGGCGACAACAAGCCGCTGATCGCCCGCGTCAAGAAGGAACACAACAACCGCACTGGCAAGGTGCTGCGCTATCAGTCGCGATTCTACAATTTCGCGTCCTGGATCCTGAAATGGGCGCTCTACAAGAACCTGCCGAAAGTTGACCCGCTGGAGATGGGCTTCGTCAGCTTCCCCAGCGGGATGGGCGACGAATATTTCCAGGAACTGACCGCCGAGCGCCGCATCGAGCGGAAGGACCGCTCCGGCTTTTCGTCCTTCACCTGGGTCAAGGAAGACGGCCAGCGCAACGAGGCGCTCGACACTATGTGCCAGGCCGAGGCCGCCGCGATCAAATTCGGCGTGCGCGACCTGCCGCCGGCGGGCTGGGACAGGTTCGAGCGCGACCGCGCGACTCCGGTTGAAGGCGGCCAGCTCGATCTCGAGGACATCATGCACGGCGCAACCGCCGCGCCGGCCAGCGCCGAGACGACGGCGGCCGCGTCGGGCGCCGCAACCGCTCCGCCGCCCAATCCGGCCGAGGGCAAGCCGAAGCCGCGCCGCACGCTCGCCGATCTCGCCGCCCTCGGGCGCAAATAGACCCTCTCGCCGGCGACGGCAAAGGACGCCAAATGACCGATCCGACGCCCACGACCGCCGATCTTCTGACCCGACTGGCGTCGCTTGAATCCGCCATGGTCAAGGCCGCTTCCGGCCAGGTCGCACGTATTCGCGAAGGCGAGAAGTGGATCGAATATCATGCGGGCGACACCGCCGAACTACGTCGCCTGATCACCGAAACCAAGGATCAGCTCGCGAGTCTCGGCGTCATGCTGTCCGGCGCCCGCGGCCGCGCCCGCCGTCCGGTCTATCTCGGATGAGCGTGCCAGCCCTGCTTGACCCTCATGGCGACCCGATTCCGCGTTCGCGGGCGGTTTCCGACCGCGCGCGCATGTTCGCGGCCGGGTTCCGCAACGCCTCTTGGTCGGATCCCGACCTCGCCGCCTGGACGCCGAACCTTTACTCGGCCCATGCCGCCTATGCGCCCGACCGCATCGCTTTGGCGTCGCGGGTCAAGGACCTGGTGCGCAACGAGGGCTGGCTTTCGGCGGGCGTCACCAAAGTCACGGATGCGGTGATCGGCTCCAACTGGATGCTGTTCTCGACGCCGAATTGGCAGTCGCTCGGCATGGAGCCGGACGCCGCGGCCGATCTCGCGGTGCAGATCGAAACGGCCTGGTCGGATTATGCCGACGACCCGGACTGCTGGATTGACGCCGGGCGGCAAATGACCTTCGGCGGGTTGCTGGCGTTGTGTTTCCGTCATCGCATCTTCGACGGCGAAGCGCTCGCCGCGATGCTCTACGAACCCGGCCGCGCCTGCGGCACCGCGACCTGCGTTCATGTCGTCGATCCCGACCGGCTGTCGAACCCCTATAACGAAATCGACACAGTCACGCGGCGGATGGGCGTCGAGCTCGGCCCTAACGACGCCCCACTCGGCTACTGGATCCGCGCCGCCCATCCCGGCGACGCCGGAGTCTATAACCCGAACATCTGGAAATGGGATTTCTGGCCGCGCGAAACGGCCTGGGGCCGCCGCCAGGTGCTGCACGCCTTCGAGACCGAGCGCGCCGGCCAGGTGCGCGGGCAATCAGTGATCAATTCGCTGATCAAGGTCATCAAGCAGATGGGCCGTTACATCGACGCCGAGCAGCAGGCGTCGCTGATGAACGCCATCATGGCGGCCTTTGTGGAATCGCCCTACGACCACGAGAAACTTGCCGAGGATATGTCCGCCGGCGACATGAGCGAATTGTCGGCCTATGACAGCACGCGGCTGGACTGGCACAATGCGCGGCCGATCGGCCTCGGCGGCGCGCAGGTCAATTTCCTGCACAGCGGCGAAAAGATCACGCTGACCAAGCCGAACCACCCCAATGCGGTGTTCGAGCATTATTTACGCGCGGCGCTGCGGAATATCGCCTCCGTGCTCGGCCTGACCTACGAGCAGTTTTCGAGCGATTTCTCGCAGACCAATTATTCCAGCTTTCGCGGCGCCTTGCTCGAAGCCTGGCGCGGCTTTTCGGCCCGCCGCGGCTTTTTCACCAATCAGATCCCGCAGCAGATCTTCGCCTGTTTCCTGGAAGAGAAGATCGACAAGGGCATCATCAAATTGCCGCCCGGCGCGCCGGATTTTCACGCCAAAAAGGCCGCCTATTGCGCCGCCGAATGGATCGGGCCGGCCAAGGGCTGGGTCGATCCGGTCAAGGAAGGCGAGGGCGCAGTATTGCGCATCAATTCCGGCCTGTCGTCCTATCGCCGCGAAATGGCCGAACAGGGCATCGACTACCGCAAGGATTTTCTGCAGCAGGCGCGCGAGCGCAAGGAGCGCGAGACGCTCGGCCTTCCCGACGCGCTCAGCCAGATCGCCGGTCAGGTCAAGGGCAATGCCGGCAATGTGCCGCAAACCGATCCCAAGGCCGCCGACGCCAAGCCGGGCGAGCCCGATCCGTCCGATCCGCGCCCCTCCGACAAGAAGGCCGCCGTATGATTCCGTCCTTGCCCGAGGTCGCTGCGCGCGTCTTCGCGACGCCCTTGATGATTTCAGACCGCAAGGCGGCGGCGATCGTTGAGGGTCTGGGCGAACGCATGCTGGGCGCGCCTGTCGTGGTCGTCAACGCGGACCGTCTCGACCATGAGGCGTTCGCCGGCGGCCGTCCCTCGGCGGGACGTCTCGGCGACCGCACCGGCCAGCGTTACGACGCAGATCGCGTTCCGACTTTCGACCAGGTCGGCAAGACGGCGGTGATCGGGGTCGAGGGAACCCTCGTCCACAAGGGCAATTATGTCGGCGCGTCGTCCGGGCGCACGTCGTACCAGGGCCTGCAGGCGCAGATCATCCGCGTCGCCCGCGCTTTCGGCGCGGGGCAGATCGCCGGCGCGGTGCTGGAAGTCGACAGTTTCGGCGGCGAGGTCGCCGGCGTGTTCGAGACGGCCGACATGATCGCGCAATTGTCGCAGCTCATGCCGACGCTGGCGATCCTGACCGACCACGCCGAATCCGCCGCTTATTTGCTGGCGAGCGCCGCCCGCCAGATTGTCATGCCACGCCATGGCCTGGCCGGCTCGATCGGCGCGATCATGATGCACGCCGACATGACCGACAAGTTATCGAAGGATGGCGTCAAGGTCACGGTGCTGCGCGCCGGCGCCCGCAAGGCCACGATGAATGCGCTGGAGCCGCTGCCGGCCGCGACGCGCGCCCGCGCCGAGGCCCAACTCGAAGCCGTGCGTCAGAGTTTCGCGGAAAGGGTCGGCCGTTATCGCGGCGACCGTTTCAACGCCAAGCAGGCCCTCGCCACCGAGGGCGAAGATTTCGACGGCGCCGACGCCGTCGCGCTCGGCGTTGCCGATGCGGTCGGACACGCCAATGACGCGTTCGACGCCTTTGTCGGAAAAATGGGCCGCAAATAGCCGCCACAGGAGCAAAAAATGAGTGAGAACTCTGTTCTCGCGGCCGTACACGCGGCTGCGACCCCCGCCAATCCGCCCGCGACCGCCAGCGCTGGCGTTTCGCTCGCCGACCACAATCGCGCGGTCAATGAGGCCCGGGCCGAGGGCGTTCGCGCCGGCGCGGCCGAGGCTTCCACCGCCGAGCGCGCGCGCATCGCCGGCATTCTCGATCACGCCAACGCCAAGGGCCGCGAAAAGCTGGCGCGCAAGCTGGCCTTCACCACGGCGATGGGCGTCGAGGAAGCCGGCGCGTTCATGGGCGATCTGCCGGTCGACGCGGCGGAAAGGCCCTCTCGCCTCGACGCCGCCATGGCCGCCAGCGCCCAACCGCATGCTTCGCCCGCCGGAGTCGCACCGGCGCAGGCCGCCGCTCCAATCATCGACACGGCGGCGATCTACGCCGCCCGCGCCGCTTCCGCCAAGAAAGTCAACTGATCGCGGCTCGCCGCATCGCAAAACATAGGCCCAAGCCATGATCGAATTGACTGAACCCCTTCGCCCCGGCGCCTTCATCCTGTCGATGGACGACGACGGCAATCTGTCGCGCGATAACATCACCATCCTGTCCGGCCAGGGCAAGCTGGTCGCCGGCCAGGTGCTCGGCTCGGTGTTTTCCGCCGCCACGGCCGCCTCGGCGGTCAAGGCCAGCGGCGCCAACACCGGCAATGGAACATTGACGCTCGACGCGACGACCCCGGTTCTCGCCGGCGCCAAGGCGGGCGTCTATACCGTGCGCATGACCGCCGCGACGACTTACGAGGTCCGCGACCCGTCGGGCGTGGTGCTCGGCGAGGCGGCGACCGCCGCGACCTTCGCCGATCGCCTCAAATTCGTCGTCGCCGCGGGCGGCACGGCCTTCGTCGCCGGCGACGGCTTCGACATCACCGTCAGCGCCCTGGCGTCGAAATATGTCGCTTATGACGAGACCGCGACCACCGGCGGCCAGTTCGCCGTTGGCGTGCTGTTCGGCGGCGTCGACGCCACCTCGGCCGACGCCAGCGCCGTCATGGTGGCGCGTCATGCCGAGGTCAACGCCTCGATGCTGGTCTTCAAAGCCGGTTCCACCGCCGCCGGCCAGGCTGTCGCCCTCGCCGCCCTCAAGGCCCTCACCGTCGTCGCGCGCTGACGCGCCGCTTTTTTTGCGAGAATCCCCATGTCCGACCTTCTCAATAATGTTTTCGAAAGCGACGCGTTCGGCTTCACGTCGCTTGTTCAGTCGATCAACAAGGTTCCCTTCATTCCGGGCCGCGTCACCCAGCTTGGCCTGTTCAAGGAACAAGCGGTCGCAACGACCAGCGTGTCATTCGAGGAGCAATATGGCCTGCTGCAGCTGGTCGATCCGTCGGCGCGCGGCGGCGCCGGCGAAGCGCGTGCGAAGAATCCGCGCAAGGCCCGGATGATCAAGATCCCGCACTACCAGCTCGACGACAATATCCTCGCCGAGGAAATCCAGAACGTGCGCGAATTCGGCCAGAACATGGGTATGCGCTCGATCCAGAGCCTGCTCGCCAGCCGCATGGAAATTTTCACCAATCAGCTCGACGTGACGCTGGAATTCCAGCGCCTCAACGCACTCAAGGGCGTTGTCGTCGATAAGTCGGGCAACACGATCTACAATCTGTTTTCCGAGTTCAACGTGCCGCAGCCGACGGCGATCAATTTCCAGCTCTCGTCGTCCACGGCGGACATCCGCAAGGTCGCCGCCACCGTCAAGCGCACCATTCTGCGCAACCTCGGCGGCGCCTCGGTCGCCGGCGTTTACGCTCTGTGCGGCGACACCTTCTGGGACACGCTGATCACCCATCCGCTGGTCAAGGAAACTTTCCTCTATCAGGAAGGCAAAGCCCTGCGCGACGGCATCGCCTATGAGTCCTTCCAATATGCCGGGGTCACCTGGGAGAATTATCGCGGCTATATCGCCCCGATCGACGGCGGCGCCGACGACGGTTCCAGCGCCACACCGTTCATCGCCTCAAGCACCTGCCAGTTCTTCCCGGTCGGCGTCCCGAACCTGTTCTGGACCTATTTCGCCCCGGCGGATTATCAGGAAACGGTCAACACGCTCGGCCTGCCGCGCTACGCCAAATCGGTCCCGTCCGACAACGGCAAGAGCACCCGGCTTGAAATGCAGACCAACCCGCTTTCGGTCTGCACTCGCCCGCGCGCCCTCATCCAGGGCACGATGAGCTGAGCCAAGGAATGGCGAGGCGTCGATGGACAGCATCCAAATCAAGGTCGATGCCTCGCAGATCGCCCGTCTCGGCAATCTGCTCGGCGCGGCCGGCGGCAAGGCGCCGCAGGCCGTGCGTCATGCGCTGAACCATACTGGCGTCAAGGCGCGCAACGCCATGGTGAAGGCGCTGGTCCCGCAAACCGGCCTGAAGCAGAAAGTGCTGAAAAAGGCGCTCAAGGGATCGAAGGCTTATCGCGGGGGCGCCTCCGCCAAATTTGGCGGCGCCGGTTCCGACGCATATGTCATCAAGTCGAAGGGCGGCAATATCGCCCTGAAATATTTCAAGGCGCGCGAAAAGGGCGACGGCGTCAACGCGTCGCCATGGAACGCCCAGCACCATTATCGCGGCGCGTTCAAGCTGGTTGGCTGGGGCCGCAGGCGCAAGACCGCAGCGTTTCATGGCAATGTCATGATCCGCGCGGGAAAGAGCCGCCATCCGCTCAAACTCGTGAAGTCCGGACTGGATATTCCCGACGAAATGGTCGCCGGCGCATCGCGCCAGGCTTTCTTCGCCGTCGCCCAGACCGATCTCATGCCGCGGCTCTTCCATGAGTTGCTGCGCGTCATTCCCGGCTGAGGCTTTCCGCCATGTCCTCTGTTTTCGCCGATCTCTGGCGCGCCGCCGAACCCGATCTCGACGCCACGCTTGGCGAGCCGTTCCAATATATTCCGCGCGCCGCTCCGGTCGCCAATGGCGTCCCCGACGTCAACGCTCGCTCGG